GCCGGCAAACCACCCGCGAGGTATCGATAGATCCGCACCACTGTCACATCGAACTGCCCGTAGTTTGTCCCATCGTGCCCCAGGTAGAGGTTCAGGGCATTCGACCCAGTGCCGATCGCTGCAACACTCACCGGGGACCCATCAGCTGCACCGTTGAGATAGGTCTGCGCATTGCCGTTTCGACTGACAGTCACGGCGAAGTGCTTGTTGACGTTTTGCAAACATGTGCCCGATGTCGTCGCTGCTGCGCTTGCCGATCCGCTGCCGATGCGGAATACCATCAGGTTGCCCGTTGTCCGGTAGACGGCAAAGCCGGCAGTATTGTCCGAGACAAGCGTTTTCTTCGTGAGCATGTTCACCTGCGCTCCGTTCGCAACCTTCGGAGCGAACCAAACCTCGATGATGAAATCGCCGGAAGCATCATCGTTCAGGACGTTCCCGAAGTTCACCTCATCGCTCGATCCATTAAGACGCAAGAACCGATCGGGATTGCTGCCCGTTTGCCAGATCGTGGCGAAGTTATTCAGTGCACCGTGCCTGGCAAACCCAGAGATCTCGAGGGCTTTGGCGGTGGCTTTCCCGTATCCCAGCCGCGCATCAAGCCACAGCTGCAGCCCGGCAGTCCGGATCTGGCCGGCTGACTCATAGACATAGCCAACAGGATCGTCTATGCCGATGCCGTCCGACAAATCGATCGCAAATGCTTCGAGAGGAATCGTCAGTTTCGTCCCCTGCTTGAACTCTCTCGCAAGTGATCGATTGAGCACGACCTGGTCGAAGGCGTTGTACTGGAATCGACCGCTCTCCTTGCTGACACCCCGGTAACGTAACGAATATCGGACGCCCCTTGAATTTTTGATCAGATTGATCTCATCGATCCCGACCTGCATCAGTTTTGTCCGGATCGCAGCGGCATGACTCTTCTCAAGCACATTCGTCAAGTTGCCGATCTCATCGAATCGCTTCTCGACCTCATAGATGTCCTCGATGGTCGATTCCTCAATGAAGCCAATGTCCGTGTGATCCGTATCCGGAGTCGGGCTTACCTGGCGGATCTCCACAGTCCCAAGACCGTGCGGCCAGAATCTTGTTCTGTCTCGTAGAAGTCCCATGGACAATCCCTCCTATAGGACGGCTGTCGCAAGTGAGGAAGCAGTATCCGATGGAGCACCCAACGGAGTTGACGCTTGCTCAGCAATCACGTAAGGCTCATCGGCCACGACGTTGAAGCCGGCCGGGGTGCGTGTGAAAGCCCCCTTCGGTGCCAGAAAGTAGATTTCAAGGACGAGCGTGCGCTGTGAGTTGGCTTTCATCGAGAGCACAGGTCCGGGCTTCAGCTTGCAGCAACATGCGCTGATCTCCTGGATCTTGCCCGTCTCGAGGTTCTTTTTATAGTAATAGATATCGTAATAGACGCCCCGAGCGTTCTTCAGCAAGTTGATCTCGTCGATTGAGGTTTGATGTAGGATGGCCTTGATGCCACATTCGCGTTGGCCGCTTTGGGCATTGATGACGTTCCCGACCTCATCGATCCACTTGATGATACTATGCTCGTCGTTGAGATCAGTCCCACCTAGATAGCCGAGATCTAGGAATGGGTCGGCCGGAGTTGGTGATATCTGTCTGACTTTCAGGACGCCACCACCGTTGAGATCCTGACGCGTACGATCCCTGGCAAGAGCCATCGCAACGAAGGGGATGGCGAGTGGGAAAACGAAGAGGCAGAGCAGAATCAGACAGGCAATTCCTGTCCAGCGAAGCGCAACCTTGAAGTTCCTCATTGATGTATCCTTTCAGTGATTGTGATCATAAGTGGTGTTGCACTCTCAGTCTCCAAACGGCTCGATGACAAAGCACCTCGCCCAGCATTCCGAAGGTTGACCCGGTGCGATTGAGGGGGAAACTCGCATATGCTTTGCCATTGAGGTTCTGCAAAAAGCGAAACTTGTCCTCGATCAGATCGACCAGTGTATTGAAGCCATATTCACTTGGTGATCCGGTATCATCGTCATCTTTGAATCCGTAGAGGAATTCGATCTCCCAATACTCATCCTCTTGCACCCAAGTGACCTGGGCAGCCTCATCCATCGATCCGATGCCGTTAGCAGATTCCGAATCGTCGACTCGAGTGATCCAACAGACGTTGATGAGGCCATTTGTATCTTTGAACCTGCTCAAAAATGTGGTCCAGTCGGCCGAATGCCGGCGATGGTTGTAGACCTTGCCGATGCCACTTACTGCCTTCAGCTGCGTCGCTATCTCATCCCGTGTTGTAGCGTAGCCGCTCATGCTGTCACCCTATCGAGGATCGCTGGCAGTCGACCTTCAAGCCATGAGGCAATGTCGATCTGGTAGTAGGACTCTTCTTCTTTGCCTTGAATCAGTTCCGACTGCAATCCCAGTTCCTCGAGAGAGCGTTTGACAAAGAACTGAGCAGGGGTGCCCTTCTTTGCGATCTTCACCTGGATTGCCCGGGCGATAGATTGAATCGCTCGCTGTCGGGCATCGCCTCGCAGTTTCTTCGTCCCAGCCCTTGTTGGCAACGCCCTTCCGGAGGAGAACTCAACTCCGACTGCCAGGACGTGCGGTTGAATCTTCTGTTCAACCCAGCGGATGAGTGGCTCGATCGGCGCCCAGTGAGGCTTCGTTCCAAGCTCGACATATTCTCCATAGCCACCAGCGCCGAACCAAAGTGGAGATCCAACGCCAATGAAAGCCCTCATCGGGGTGAACTGTGACATCGGCTCGAAGCTACCTGCAAGTGCTCCCGTGGCCACTGAGGCGTTCTTCCCAATCACGCCTGCCAACTGATTGACTAATGCAAGAACCTCATTCTCGATCTCTGCCTTCACCTTCTCCCAATGGTCTTGGAAGACCGCAGTCCCCTGAGCTGCCGGCTTCGCCGCTTGAGGTTCCATTACTTCAGCCTCCGGTGAAAGAGATACGGAGCGCCATACGAGTCGCTCGGACGCATTGGCTTTGAGGACATCGCTGCCACAACGCTCGCCTTCGGCTCTTCTTCTCCGAAGACTGCCAGGTTGTATTGCTTTTGGTACTGGCGGGACAGACTCTGATATCTGGATGACTTGTCATGATAGTTCACGACGTCCGCCGAGATCGTCGCATCGCTCGATTGCGCATACACTGCTGCCAATCGCTGACACGCATAGACCGCAGCAAGGACCGTGATGTTCGAAAAGTTCTCATCTGTGTCGGGGAAGTTCTGAACCCCCGCCCGGGGAAGATCCATCTCAACGAGGATCTCAGCAACGAAATACTCGCTTGTCTGCAATGAAGCGTCGGTGAATCTCAATTTCAGATTCGATCCATCTTGTGCGGTCCCGTCATCATAGATCTCATAGAGAGCGGGATCCAGAATCTGCCGGGGCTTGCTACCGAGCGGATACTCAATCTCTTTGATGACAGAATACCCATGCTTCCATAGACTCCCAAAGATAGTCGACAGCACATACTCCGAACTGGCATTACCCTGGATTTTCTTCTTAACCTGGAATGCTCGATGCCCCGAATAATCAGATACCGCCTTCGCCAGGATCTTGTCAAGGTCCCCACCGGTTACAGTTGTGAGCTTGGCCCCATCGTCCTTGATCAGCGAAGCGAGTTCATCCAGATAAGCCTGGTAGGAGTGCGGCTCAGAGAGGTCGAGAAGAATAAGTTCTGCGATTGTCCCATCGGCTACTGGGAGGGATCCGATCGCAAGAAGGGTCACAGATGTCCCTGAGACAAACGTTGCAACTCGTCCCCAGTAGAGGTTCGCTCCAATGCGGAACATGACCTGGCGCTGCCCTGTCTGATCAGCCAGTTCGAATACGGGCGTCATCGTCGCCCCGGCGATTGTACGTGTCAATGCCGTGTAGGAGGGTGTCCCACTCGAAAGGTATTTTGAGGCCATGCTTGTCCTCGGTTTAGCTTGAGATCCCGCCCCTTGCGATCGGGCGGGATTTCGTCTCTATAGGGGACTCATCAGTCAAGCGACGAGGGTGCTACACTCGGACATACCAGATCCGGACCATCACTTGTTTGAATCTCACGCCAGTGCCACAGGTCCAGATTCCACGCACAACATCTCCGACATTAAGCCTCACTGGGAATGACGCCACATCGGAGGTATAAACGGCCGCTGATGCTGAAGTAAAAGTTAGAGTCGAGAGAGCGGTGCCACTGGTTGATTTCTTCAAGACAACGGTGCGCGTCTGAGCAGCACTACCCGTATCGATCGTGGTCATGTAGACTTCCCAGCCCACGATATTCATCTTGAAGGGTGCCCGCAAGGAAACGAAGATCGAATCACTCGCGTAGCCTGAATTGACGGTCACCGAGTCTTTGTAGAAGGTTGCAGCATAGACTGGCTGCCCGGGCGCAAGGTTGATGGTCTGCGCCTCTACAGTCGGGGCGAACAGACAAAGAACCATGACAGCCGCAATGACAAATTTGATTGGTCTCATGTTATAGCTCCTAATTGAAGTGATCGAAAAGGCTGAGCCGGGCCCGCTTGCCGAGCCCGGCATCAATGTCTACTAGCCAGCCACAATCGAACCGTCGAATGCACGGTAGTCGATGATGGCACCGCCATACTCGTGTCGAATCTTGAATGTGTTCACGTCGTTGGTGAAGGTCGACCCGACGTTCGGCATATCGGCAACGAAGATCTCTGGCGTCTCTTGACCATTGATGAATCCGATCTCGAGTCCGCTGATATCTTCCCTGCGTGCGATGAGCACCCAGTCGGTCGCATCCGTCCAGTAGTCGACAACGATGGGGATGATGCCGATCTGTTGCAGGAAGTCTGCGACCTGGTTGTACTTGTTGAATGCCGGCGTGAGAAGACCATAGGCAATTTGCTCCAGGTCCGGAGGCACGGCAAGTGAACCAGCACGAAGGCCGAGACGCTTGCTGTTATCCTTCATGGCCTGCTTTTTCATCCGCAACCGTGCAGCCGCAAACGCTACGCCGTCAGCAGCGAGGGCAGTTGTGGCGGTGTTGCTATGACCGGCGACATAAAGTACCGCGCCATCATAGATCAGCGGATTGACGCCCGGTCGAATGAAGTCATAGACGAACTCGTGGAGCGTCTGACCGGCAGCACGAGCCATCCGGGTCGGGATCTTCTGAATCGAACCGACATCATCGTTGAAGATCATCTCACGCGTGATGTCTTCCGTCCCACCACGTTTTGCCGGCGAGTAGTATGCCTTCTCATCGCTTGGCGAAACGAGCGCCGTATAAGGATCCCGCTGTGCCACAATCGGGAGGTTTGCATACCCACCAAACCGGACCCGCTCTTGCTGCTTGAAGTCATTGAGAGGGACGATATCAGTGAACTGTCTCCATGTATCAAGATTCAACGCATAGTAGTCACGGACCAAGCGGCGGTTCAACGTTGCCGCAAGAACGTTTGCCCAGTCGGTCGTCGAAAGCGACGCCATGAAGCGGGAGTTCTTTGGCAGTTGTCCCGTGACATTCACATCGCCGGTGAATTGGACATACGCCTCCTTGATCGATCGAAACGGATCGACTCCGGCGAGAAGAGTCTTATATTCGTCTGTGCCCTTCTTCAGAGGCTTCAGGCACTGATTCGCCGTGAGGAAGAAGCCGTCGAGGGCGGCCTGGAATTTGTCCTGCTCATCGGCTCCCGCATGGACATCCATACCACGGTTGTTCACACCGGGTTGCGCGAAGGGAGAGAACATCTCCCGCACGTTCTTGATGTAGTCGTCCAGCTCAGCGTCCGTGAAGGTCTTATCCTTCCACTGCTTCTCAATCGAGGCCTGCAGGTGCTTCGGCAGATTGCTCTCTCCAACTTTGACTTTGAGAGTCGCTGCGCATGCTTGCAATCTCAACGCTTTGATTTCCTTTTGCATCGGGTCAAGCGACCTATCAACTGCGGTTTGCAGCGCAGCGGGATCAACCTGACTCTTGTTTTTGTCTTTGTCCGGATCGGCATTCGCAGCTGGATCAGGTACAATCAATCCCTTCTCCATGGCTGCACGGAACTGCGTGATCTTCTCGTCGATCACCTTTTCATCGAGCTGCATGCCATCGGGCAATTTCAGTCTCGGCTGGGCTTTGTCAGCGGCGAGTAGATGGGTGAAGAGTTCGTTCTCATCGATCTTCACCACGTCGATGTTCTTGCTCGCCAGGAACTGAGGATAGACGAGCAGGAAG